GATTTGTCATAATTATCTCTTGGTTTTACTGTATTTTATCAAATTTAAAACAGTTTTAACTGTAATGGAGAATTATCTACTGGTTCTTCTATCGGTTCATCTGGAATAGGTTCTATAGGTTGGTCTAATCTGTTACAAGCTATCTGATAATATTCTAATTCTTTCTCGATACAGATATAATTTCTACCTAATTCCTTACAAGCTAAAGCAGTAGTGCCAGAACCACAAAAAGGGTCTAAGACTATCCCACATTCAGGAGTAAGCATTTCTACTAATCGCTTCATGATTTCTAATGGCTTTTCTGTGGGGTGAAGATAAGACTGTTTTTGATGTCTACCGTCATTAAATACAGGAGGCAAAAAAGACCATACATTTGTATAATTTGTGTCATTTCCGTCAATTCTTCTGTGTTCTTTCCCAAGTTTTCTATTAGCTGAACCAAATTGTCCTGCTTTTGTAAGCTGACAAATCCTTCCTTCTCTGCCTGTTTTAAGTTCACTGATTGTTCTTTGAATGGCTTGTATTGTGATAACATCAAACAGTAATCCTGGTACTTTAACGTCTTCATATAATCCAGTCTGCTTAAAATATCTTTTTGTTGAGTCTTGTGAATATATCAAAATACTTTCGTGTTTACGTTTTAATCTTGGACATACTGGCATTTCTTTTCTCTTCACCCATGAGATATGTTCGCAATAATGCAGTTTTTCATTATTGGCTGAATTAATCCAATTAATCATGGTTGGCATTTGTCCAAAAAACGCATAAAAGCCATTGGTGACTCGTTTTACTTCTTTGGTAAACAATGGAATATCAATTACAGAATCCCATTTAGCCAATCCAATGCCATAAGGCGGATCTGTGATTACAGCGTCAATAGAACCATCAGGAATATTTTTTAAAACATCAAAACAATCACCGTGAATAATTTGATTAATCATTTTGATTTATATTTAGTTTCTTAACAGGTTGTTTATTAGTTTCTTCATCGGTTAAATCGGAGCCAGTGTCTTCAACCTCCCCTCCTGATAGACCATCTATAGATTCACTCCATTCTGGCCACAGTATCCGATATTTATTTTTAGCATTTTCGGCATAAAAATCTAACCCTTTTCTGAGAATGATTTCTGTATCAATTACCTGTTTAATTGCACCGCTAAGAAGCTGACACCATCCGTATCTCATCCTAGAATAGCGACGATCAGGCGACCGGGATAACTCTTTAGTTCCCCCTTTTGATTCTAATCCTGGAAAGAAATAGGTCGGGAATCCAGGGATAATTAGCTTGTACCGGCATTGCAAAAGAGTATCAATTAATCCTGATAAATCAGGGTTAAAATTAGCCATTTTACGAATATCTTGCCCAGGATAGCTGAGAATATGGTCGGTTATTATTCCGCTTTTTCTACGGATTTCTAATTCTCGTTCATAAATTCTTTCTTGCTCGGTAGAAATACCTGGCATAATATGAAGAGTCGGAGAAACCCCTAAGTCATTAGATGCCCTAATCAAATTGTCAAAAGCCTGTTTAACATCAGCCCAAGCATCTAAAGAAGCTAACCAAAGAGAGCGACCATAAAGAAAATCAGGTTCATGGCGAATATGACAGATTTTATAGGGTTCAAAAAAATAATCAGGGTCAGACTCCGAGACATATTTTCTTTGCTCGAAACCAATTAGTTCCCCTTGATCTGTTTCTTTTCTAAACATCTCAAAGGTAGGTAAATAAAGAGTCTTTGCTACACCAAAATCTTTAGACTTGTTGGCAGATAACCCTTCTCGTTCAATGCCCAACTCTAGAAAACATTCTCCCTTCCCTAATGCCCATCTTAAGGCTTTCTTGAGTCTATCCCCACCAATCATGTAGGTTGAAAAATTCTGCTTTCTTAACCTAATATCTTCTGCAATGGCAAACACTTCTGGGTTAATAGGAGTTTCTTCATCATCAAGGGTTTTGGCTACTACCCATCCCTGATCGTCTCCATCGTCAGATGCAAAGGTATCAGAAGCGGCCATGTCAAGGGCGTGGATCACTTCATAGCACCATTGATTAAGTTCGATTAATTCTCTTGATATTCTCGGATCACGGATAGGATTTTCCGTAATCTCCAAATCGTAGCGACGTGATACCGACACGATACTAGGTGAAGTAAGGGATCGCTGAGAGCCTCTTAATTTGTCATCCTTTTTCTTCTTTTTTGCCATTAGAACTGCCATGCACTATGTCTATGATATAAGAAAACAGACCATTTTGTTGATGGTCTGTTTTAAATCACCCAAGGAGAACACTGAAAAAATTTATTTTAATGAAGAAAATCACCATTGGTTTTAATGAATTTTATTTGGTCAATGGAATCAGAAGAAAAGAAAAGGGGATCGACAAGTAGTTGCATCAAGATATTTCCAGCTTCTTTAGATATTGCTATCCCTACTTTTGAGGTCGCATCAACTACATAATTATCCCCTACGGGACAGTGAGTGACTGTAACAATTTCGTAACAGTTAATAAATTCTCTATAACCTTCTACTGTCTCTAGAATTAACGGACGAAATTCTTTTTTCATGATGACCTCTTAACCTAACTAAATAATACAGATTACTTTTTGAATTGTCAAGATTTTAGATAAATCTTAACGCCCTCTCATAATATCGTTTTCTTTCGGCTAGTCCATTTGTACCACCGTTGACACGACGGGTAATTCGTTCAACGGTTGCCCCACAGTCACACAACTCGTTCATTTTATTGTTCATCCACCAAAGTCCAGATGGTAAAAATAAATATCTTTCGCTGACATATTGCCAACCTTCCATAACACGCTGATCGCCTATATAGTTAGCAAATGCCAGATAATTGGCTCTGCCAGTCATTTGAATAGCATCTACACCTCTGAACTTTTTGCCGTCACCAGGTCTGGTATTCCCTAAGTCTTTTCGTCCTTCATAATTTGAGCCGTCGTGGATTTCTACCATAAACCTTAAGCCAGCTGATTCATGGGCTATTTGGCTTAAAAAATGTCGAATTCTTTGTACTGTGGTAATGTCAAATCTCTTAAGGCACTCATCTAGTTTTTGAAACTGAAAATCAGTAATTTTATCGTTAAGCCTATTAAACACACCCTCAACTTGATCCTTGCGGACTACAGGGGGATTAGGGTCGTCAAAGTGACTAGCAAAAGCGTACCAATTAAATTTACCCTCAATCGGGGGCTTTATTTCTAGCAAATAGTGATTTTTTTCTCTTTTGACAATCTGATTATAAATCACTTTTTGTCCAGCTTTAATTTGGATTGTTCTAAAGTCTTGGGGAAGACTTTCGGAACTGGAGTCTGTTAGGTGCGATTTTAAAATAGTGTTGCGATTCGCTTCTAGAAATTTCATGGTAATTTAGTTAGTAAAGTTGACAATTCTGTTAAGGTTTATGCTCAAGTATTCCGATTCGTATATCAAGTTCTTCCTGTCTTTTGCGAAGTCCTTCTATTTGATCAGAAATAGAAGAGAAAGTTTCTTGTTTGGCTTTAATAAGACTTATCTCTTTGTCAAGTTGCGCTGTTAATGTAGTCAATTTTTCTATTCCTGTTGATAGTTTTTCAACCATTTTCTCTAGTTTTTGTTCAAGAGTTTCCATCTTCCTTGATGTTTTCTCGAAGGTTTCGTGATCAAGTTCTTTGGCTTGTGATTTAGTATTTTTTGAAAACATACTAAGTAATGCTATCGCGATAGCCACGACAGTCCCAAGATCGTCAAAATTTATTTTTAAATCGTGATTCTCGACATAAGGGGGATGGCTTTGGTTGGCAACAGAAATATAATACATGGCAGAAGGGAAACATCAATAAAACTATTCTAGAGCTTTTACTGTTATTTATGCATTGAAATTAATTTTTTAGAAAAACTTAGCTTTGCTTTGGAGAGCTTAACAAAAAGTCATTCCCAGGCATAAAGTTGCCAAAACTGGGGATATTTCCAAAATTTATAGCATTATTCCAAGTGTTTTTACAAGTATTGTAAGTTTTGTCACAGCCAGCAGTAAGGATTACGCCATCGTGGGTAGCTACGGGGCCAGATGCTTCAGTAAATAACTGAATATTAGTTTTACCTCCAAATATTGAAACAGTTCGGTAAATTGCGTAAGTAGCTGATTTATTTGCTCCGTCTGTAAATGTGCATTTTCCCCAAGCGAGATTTTGGTATTCTCCCCACACCTCAAATTCCCTCCGACTAGCAACATTAGCTACTTGAGTTTCGTAAAATGGTACTTCTTTACGGCATCCTGAATTATCACCGTTATCCTGTCCGAAAGCCCATTGGCAAAAAGGCGATGTTTTTTCATCTCTACTTTGCCTTAAATTAATACTAGAGCCAGTAAGATTTTCAAGTGTATAGCTTTCGCCACCAAGTGATTTAATTTCTCCCACATAACCTATTTGTATTTGCTCGTCTGGAAGATCTAAAAGTGAATTAGGTAGGTTTCTCCAATCAACAATTGCTGTGATAATTCGAGCTTCTCTAAATCTATCAGAAAAAAGTAAATTTTCGTCAATATTATCACTAAAAGCACCTCTATATTCTTGA